CACGGAACTTGTAACTCTTCTTGAACACCCAAGGATGCGTCTCATCCAGCTCGTCCAGATCAGCCCAAGAAATCTTGGTTGGAATGGAGAGCTGCTCCGAGAACGGCTCAGAAAAAATCCACGAGGTAATCCGGCCGGTCTTTACCAGACGGGCGGGAACTGACTCATCAAAGACAATCGGGAGGGAATTGACCGTCATGTATCGGGAGTGAACGAAGTTCTTTCCGAGAGAGAGGGTGAACCCCACCGACTTTGTCGCGGCGAGCCAGCGTTGGTACTGTTCGTGGTCGGAGCGGAAGAGGATATCGTCGCCGTTCACAAGAACGGGGAGGAGTCTGAATGCTTTCCGACCGTGAAGGAAGTCCTTGCGCATCTTATCCGGAAGCGATTGGATGTATGTAAATAGATTCAAAATGCAGAGGATTGGAAACGAAAGAACCGAGCCCATCAATTGACCGTTCTGTTGAAGAACAGGATCTTGGTTGGCGTCCTTCGGGTAGATCAGTACCTGCTCGAGGAGCACGGCACGGAGATGCGGAATCAGATGGCGATCCTCGCCGACCAGTTTGGCCTCGATGGCCTCCAAGACGAGCTTGGTAGCCTGGATATCGAGTCCATCGGTTGCGGCGGAGTAATCGCCTGAGACGAAGTCCGCAGTTCTGTCGCCGTGAAGTTTCCCTTCGCGTTCCATCATATCGTGTACGTTTTCTTCCGAGAAGGTACGTGATGTGAGGTCGAAACAGGGAAATCTCTTGAGGTAAGTCCAGAGGGCCTTTTGGAGGGGACCAGCGAGGAACGATGAAAGACCCTGCATCTTTGTGATGATGCGGATCTTTAAGGGTTCCTGAAGCGCGATGACCTTGCAGAAGGGCTTCGACCTCCATGATATGGGGATCTTGTCTCTAATCTTCGGGCCGAGTGACTCGTAACCGAATGAAATCGGTTCCTTGGCAATGCTGAGCCACTCATCGCGGGTTGGGGGGAGGAGTCCCCGTTCCTCCACGACGCCTTGGTCAAGGGGGACCATGCGGGTGAGTCCGTCGGCGTTGGTATCGAAGCGATGCTTGAGACCGGCCCGGAGTTCCGCTCGGCCACCACCCTGAGCTCGGCTAGCCTTGTTCGTGGCGGAGGTTGTTGCCTCTCGTTGGGTCAAGGACCCAATCAGATCCCTGGGGCGAAAGTTCCGAAAGAAGACGTTAATAAAGGTCTTCAGATCGGCTGTCACCTCAGGTGCCTGAGGAGGAGGGGGCGTAGATAACTTCTGCGCATGGCCCTGATAGGAGGAGACTTTGAATTCCTCCGGTACAGTGGCGAACCCCCGCTTCGACTGCGCAATTGAAAAGTTAGCGCGGAAGATCTCGGGGGCGTCCGAACACTCCGTGGGGTGGGCCATACGGCGCCAGAACTCACGAAGACGGCCGGAGAATAAAGGGTCCCAAGTGTCGTAAGGCCAGGTCTCAGGAACCTTTGGTGGTGGGTTGCGGAGGAAGACCGCGAGGGAGTAGTCTTTCCAGTACTTGACGTTTGGGACAAAGGATTTCGCTGACCATTTGGTCATGATGTCCAGTGCCGTAAACACGCAAGCTGCGGAAGAAGTTCCCAAGTAGTCCTTATCCACACAAAGACGCCCACCAGCGTCCAGGAGGGTCAGGAGCACCGCTCGGATTCCGTAGAGTGTCTGATAGACAATCTCGGGAATACAAACGGGCTCCGCCCCCGTCATTATTGTTTTTGACGGGGGTGCCGATCCGACCCAGGATACGGCGGTGATAACATCCCCTGGTTCCGAGAACTCCATGAGGATGTTGTCGGGAAGGAACGGTTCTTTCTCAATAAGAACCGCCGCCTTCCCGGCAGCAATTTCCTCAGGTCCGCCGAGAAAGGAGAGATCTCCTAACGCGGCATACTGAGAGGCAACGAAATTGCTATCTTGTTGTGCCCGCCACCGGGCGTGTTCGAGCTCATGATTGTAGCGTTCGAGGGGAGTGGGTCGGTGAGATGGGACGCGAATATAGGGATCTTTCCCTGTAGCGTCAAACTCAGCCCACGCCGCGTCGATCTCTTCCTTTGTGAGGATGATGTCCACGAGGGACAGACGGGGAGATGAGAGAGGAGGGAGGTGCGCGATTAATTCAGTCTTTAGGACTTCGGATCGCATAAAGCACACCTTCTCTTGAAATCTTCCGCGCTTTCCAGTTCGGAGAGTAACGTCGTTCTGTACCGTAAAGGTGCGGAGAAGAATCTCATCAGTGTGTTGGAGGAATGTGTAAACGTTCATTTCAATGCTCTGTATGCGGGGTGGCAGGTGTCAAATACTTGTTG